GTAGCGTCATCAGCAAGCTGGCGTGCCTTATCGAACATCATCATATTCTCAGTGCTGACGTTAGGATACTTGGTGCCAAACAGCGCCTGCCCCGGTGCTCCGCCTTGACGACGGAATACTTTACCGGGGTACAACTCAAGGTCTTGCCCCGGCACTAGGTTGGTCTCGTCAATCTCAAAGATAAGGTTGCCGGACAGGACAGCGTTATCAACAGCCATACGCATGAAGCCATTCATCAGCTGTTGTGTATCGGTCATGTTCTCAGCAAGGCCAACACCGAAGAAGCTGTATGGGTTTAGCTCATACGGTGCTGCAAAGTACGGGATACGCTTCGGCGTGAACGGATTGATTACAAGGCGAAGCACTTGGTTATGACAGGCCCAACAGTTGACTTGCAATGTGTCTACATCTCGCAAATCAGCGGGTACTTCTAGCCCAGCCTCTTCTGCTGCCGTCCTGTCAATGTTGCCCCAAAACTCAAAGATTTCAAAGCGGTCGACATCGTAGGTATTACGGTAATCTTCTAGGTCAGTCTCCCACCACTTGCGGACATAGTTCGTGCCCATCTCAATAGTGGAGTCAATAGCGTCTGCAC